AGACACACGTCTCCGGACGACGTGCCTGTCAGAGACAGGCTAGGGATTGTCGTGATCCCTCCGGTCGCTGAAAAGTTGCCTCGAACCCCGGCACTTGCGGGAAGTTCGACGATCGATACGGTGCCGGTATTCGATCCCGTGACCAGGGTCGTCGTGATGGTATTCGCGCCGCCGAGACAGTCGAATAGCAGAAATAGATAAAGCGAGTCTCCGCGGGTACCCACGCTCCCGAGCGAGAATGCGGTGGCTGCTGACCAGTTATTTCCAGCGGAATCTGTATTCGTTACGGTGCCGAGTCCGCCAAATACGCCATTCGTGAACAAGCACACGGCAAGCGTATTGCCTGGCGTATTCGGCGAGCCAAAGGCAATTACGGCGGGCGAGCCAAACGAAGTCCCGCTCGCCGATTGAATCGCCGGATCGGCCACAGCTTAGCCCCTCAGGCCGCCGCGCAGACCCGCGAGGCTCATCTCGCCGTTACTCCGTCACAGCGTGACGGTAACGGTGTTCTGAAGCGTGTCCCCGCTCACGAGAGTCGGAGGCGAAGGCTCGGCGCTCTCGAACGGAAACACCCCGCCGAACGGCGACGCCGCGCTGTACGTCGCGCCGCCCGAGATCCCCTCGTTGTTGATCGTCGAGGTCCCCGTCGCGGTCCACGTGTGGATCAGCGTATATGTCGATGCCGCGGCCGTATGCGCGTAAGTACCTACGGCCCGCGAGAATCCGTTCGTCGTGAGCTCGGCACCTTGTGTCCCAAGAGACTGATCCGACGTCGCCGGCGTGAACGTCGACGCTGAGAGACACATCCACTCGGCGGGTGCCTGGCCAGGAACGACGACGTAGCTCGCCGTGCCGTTCGGGGTCGTCCCCGCCGCCCCGGTCGTGCTCGTCGGGTCGTACCACTGGTCGACCGTGAGCGCCGTCCCGGTGTTCGACAGGATCCGGCCGTAGACCTTCGAGCCGGTGCCTGCGGAGTTCGGCCCCGCGACGACGATGGAGCCCGCTAGCCCCTGTCCCGCCGTCGGGAAGGTGGCTCCGGAGTTCGTGAGGCTCGTCGAGGTCGTCGACGTCGCCGCGCCCTGAGCGGACGCGTAGGCCCCGCTTGCGCCGGCGGCCATCGCCTTCGCGAGCCAGTCGTAGCCGTTCGTGTACCCGCTCGCCGTCGTCGTGAGCAGGTTCCCGTGCCACGTGCCGCGGTCCTCGGTACCGTCCGATCGACCGACAGTCGATTGCCAGTTGGAGATCACGCCCGCCGGCGCGGGGGCTGCCGCTTCGAGTGCCGCGACGAGGGCGGCGAGGGTCGTGTACTTGTTCACGAGGTCACCGCCTTCGGCTCGGGGAGCCTAAACTTCGAGTGGAGGTGCCTCACGATCGCCGGACCGTCGGCCGGCTCGAGATAGGCCTTGACCAGTGGCTCCAGCATCTCCGGAGGCACGATCGGCTCGCCGCTCTTCGCGTGCTTCGCCGTGGTGTAAGGAGCGAGGAAGGCGCGGAATGCCTTCTCGTCGGCCCCGTCGTCGTGGACCTCGAAGTGCGTCACGAAGCTCGGGTGAGCGTGCTCTGGAAGGACGCGAACCGTGAAGTAATCTTCGATCGCCTCCTTCCGGCTCACGATCCTCGAGCCGTTCTGCGGGAGAGCGTGATGGAGCACCCGCTGCATGATCTCGTTTTCGGAGATCGCTGCGAACACGTGGGTAGGTCGCTCCTTACGGGTCACCCGGACGACGTATCCGCCCTTTGCTCCTCGCTTCGCGAGCCCGCTCGCGAGCGCCTCTTCGAACTCCGGCGGCGTCGTGTCGAAGTCCTCAGGCACCGGCTCATGGTCGTAGTAGCTGTGGACGTGCGCGACGACGTGCATGCTCGGAGGCTATCCCGGGACGGCCTGTTTGGGAACACCTGCCGAATCCATGGCCTCCTCGATCGCCTTCGTGAGGTCGGCGAGGAAGCTCGAGCCCTGGATGGCCGCCACGGTCGCCCCGGGGTCCTTTCCCCCTCCGGAGACATTCAGGGTGAGGTTAACGGTCACGGACGCTCGGTCCCCTCCTGAGCCCCCACCAGCCGAGCTCCGGGCAGGGAGGATGCGCTCGCCGGGGGCCACGCTCGCGAACATCTCCCCCGGGGCAGGGCGCATTACGAGCCCTCCCTCGGCGTGGGCGGGCGCCGTGACCACGCCCTTCCCTCCGCTGGCGCCCGCGACCTCCCGGACGCCCGTGCCTCCTCCGATCGTCCCCTCACGCTCAGCGCGTGCGCGGCGCTGGTCCCTGAGCGCGTTGGCTTGCGCGTCGAGGTCGGCGTTGACCTTGTCGTAGCCCTCGGCGTCGACCCGCTTACCCAGCGCTGTCGCCGAGAAGCCTTGGATGCTCTGCCATGCCTTATAGGCCTCCACTGCTTTCTCGAGGGCGTTTGCCGTCACGAGGATCGCAGTCCCAAGCGCGACCCACGGGGCCGCGGCCGCCGCGACTGTGATGGTCATCGCGGCGAGGTATCCGACACCGATAGCCAGCGCGACCGAGAGGACGTCGAGCGCGACCTTGACCTCGGCCATGACCGTCGCCCAATTCTTCTTCAGCCACGTCGCGGCAAGGATGAACTGCGTGGTCATCTTCGTGACCCACAGGATCACTTCGCGGATCGCCGTGACGAGCGGAGGGGTCGCGGAGGCCGCGGCCCCGAAGAGCACCGTCGAGAGCGCGGTCACAACCTGCTTGAGCGTGTAGCCGCTCGTCGTCGTCGTCGAGAAGACCTCTTCGATCTTCGATAGGCCTTTGAGGAAGGTTTCGAGGGGGCCCATCGCCCCCCGCATGAGGGACGTTAGATCGTCGCGGAAGCGCTGCGCGATCGCGTCCGCGGAGATGAGCTTCGCCGCGAGGACGTCACCGTATGCCGCGCCGGCAGCCGTCGTGAGAGCCTGGATCCCCTTGTTGATCTCGACAGTGTGCTGGACGAGCATCGTCCTGGCCTTGGCGATCGAGATGTTCTCTTGCTTCGCTAGTGCCGCTGCAACTTGATCGAACTTGATGCCCGTGCCCGCGAGCTCGCCCGCGCTGAAGTTCCGGCCGGGCGCGATCCCGAAGCGGCCGACGTCCTTCCCTCTCGAGACAAGCGCCTCGATCTTGCTCGAGGCTTCCTTGCCCGCCGCGGCCGTCGCGCTTCCGAGAAGCGTAACCGTGTCGAGGATGCCTTGCCCTGACACGCGCGTGTTGTCGAAGGAGGTCCGCACGGTGCGGTACATCTCCGAAAGCGCCTCGGTCGCGAGAGGGACCTTCCGCCGGAGTAGATCGATCTGATCCCCCATACGTTCCGAGTCTTCGCGCGAGCCCGCGATCGCTTGGCGAGCGAGCGTCATGTCACGCGCGACGTTCCCGGCCTCGAACGCCCACTTCGCCAGGCTCACCGCGCCGTAGACCGCCGCAACGCTGACCGCGGCGAGCGCTGCGGCGAGCGCGAGGGCGCCCGCGACGGCCCCGGCCTGGGCGATCTTGGCCACGTCGAGGTCCGAGGAAAACTCTTTGATCGCAAATCGGGTTTCACGTGACACCCCGAAGAGGCGAAGGAGGTGCGTGTCGAGACCCGACTCGGAGGCCTCGCGCTCCTTTCCCGCGAGTTCGCGGAGGCTCGAGCCTCGCTTGACGATCTCGAGGTTCGCGGCCGAGAGAGCCGAGCGCTGCGCGTCGAGCTGCGCCTTGAGCGCACCTTGCGCGGTCTTGACCTCGTCCGAGTTGCCTCGAAGGAGACGGAGCGAGCTCGACGCCGTCCGGATCGACTCTTGCGCCTTGTCGGCCTGAGCCTTCAGGTCCTTCAGCGAGACGGCGGCGCCGGCGACGTCGGCGCCTCCCTGGACCTTCAGGTCGACGTCAAAACTCGCCTGGTCGTCAGACATGGCTCAAGCCTATTGGCTCACGAGCCAACGCGCGACAAGGAAGGCGCCCACGATTCCCATGTCGATCGCCTCCGGGTCCTCGGGACGGCCCCGAAAGAGCGCGAGCACCCCCTCCGCTGCGACCGCTGGCTCCGACTGCGCGCGTCGGATCAGCTCCCTTATTTTCCCGATTCCTCGCCGGCCTTGAAGATGTGTAGGTGGTTCAGCATGTCGATTCCGGCCGTGGCAACCGCCTCGCATCCGGGCATGGCGTCCGTGCCCTTGCACCACGTCCGGAAGATCTCCGGGGTTGGGTGCAGGAGGCTCGGCACGACGGTATTGATGATCGCGTCGAGGTTCGGAGCCTCGGTCGGTTTGAGACCGAGGAGGTGCTTCGTCCACGCCGCCCAGACCATGGCGGGCGACCGTTTTACCGCGAGGACCCCTTCGCGAGTGTTTGCGATCTCAAAGTGTCGACCACGGATCATGTCGGGCGTAGAGAAGCGGTCCTCGAGCTCGAGGATCAGATCTTCGCGCTCCTGCTTCTCGGCCTCCGCGGCCTTCTCTCGCGCAGCGCGGCGCGCAAGAAGCTCCTTCCTTTTCTCGTCGTCCATCGTGTCTCCTTTCGAGCCTCGTTAGCCCGAGAGGGCGCGCGAGGTAAAGGAGGAAAACCCTCGAGCGCCCACTCCGATCGACGAGGGATTACTGCTGCGAGCTGAAGAGGGAGAGGCCGTTGGTGGTCTCTCCGATGAACATCAACGTGAGATCCTCTTTCGTCTCGTCCTCGTTGTCGATCCCCTCGTCGATCTTGAACTCGACGACGACGCACGGCGTGAACGTGTAGATGATAACCGGCGCTTGGGTGATGTCGGGTTCTGACGCCGTGATCGTCGTGATGAACTTCGCATCTCCGTAGCTCGACCCGTTCGGTTCGCTCGCGGCGAGGTTCTCTTTGATCTGCTGGGCCGTCGTCTTCAGGAACGTGAGCACCAGCGCGCCGGGCTCGTAGCCTCCCGCGGTGAAGCCATTGGGCTTCGCGTCGCGTCGCGAGCTCTTGACGACCTTGCGCGAACGCTTCGCCCCATAGCCCGCCTTAAACCATCCGTCGAAGGGGCCGTTCCCCGCGCCGAAGGAGACGGCCACGGACCGCCCGGAAAGGATGGTCTGGTTTGCGAGTCTCGACCTGTCAATTCCCGCTGCCATGTTCGCCTTTCTTGCGACAACGCTCGAGGTTGAGTAGGAGCATGGCTAAGCCAACGTCTGGACGGCGTATTCCGAAATTAGGAACCGTTTCACATATCCCAAGTAGGCCACGCGAACCCAGCACGTGATCGTCGCAGGCCCGTTGCCGAGGTTGATGTCGTTCCTCGAGACGGTGAACTGCGCGCCCGAAACCTGCCCGTTCAGCGCCGCGTCGAGCACGGCTTGCCCGCGCTCTTCCCATTCCGCCGCCTGCGCTTCGAGAATCAGGCCCGTCTTCGGGTTGCGCTCGTAGCCCGCGGACATCAGGATCGACATCGCGGCGTAGACCTGCCCCGCGCCAACGTTCAGAACGCGGAGCTGCTGGACGTAGAAGAGCCCGAAGCCGGCGCTCTGGAGAACGTAGGCGCTGGTGACGAACGTCCCCTCGCCAACCGTCGACGGCCACGTCCTGAGTGTCGAAAGTCGGATGACCGTCGAGTCGAGCCCGCCCTCCCTGAACTCGTCGTGATAGTTCGGGAGCCCGTTCGGGCCCGTGATGTTGAAGTTCGTGATCGCGCCGGCGCCCTGCACGAACGCCGGGTCTTGCCCGATCGGTCCAGCCATGACCTTGCAGGCGATCCCGAGCGAGGCATGCTGGCGCTTGACGACGCCCGACACGCTCGATTTGCAGTCGCCGCCGTCGGTGCCCACGATCATGTTGTTCGAGGCGGCCGACGCGAGGAGCGTCGACATCGCCGCCTGATACGTCGCGTCGAGCTCGACGGGCTGCGCGTAGTGGAGGCGTGTGTTGACGTAGACGTGCGGGTACTGGCCGAGGAGCGCGAGGCTCTGCACCCACGCGTCAATCTGCGAGACGAAACTCGGAGTGATGCCTCCGGTGAGGTCGTCGATGAGCACCGCTTCGTACTGGAACGCTGACGCCTTCAGCGCGGCGAGCGCGCTTATGAGGTCGCTCGACTGCATCGCCGGGCCCGAGACCACAGCCGTGATGATGTCGCCCGTGTTGATCGTCTGAGCCGTCGTAAAGTTCACCGTGACGCCCGTCGACGCGCCGGTCACGGGAACGACGAGCGTCGTCGAGAGTGCAGTCCCGAGCGCGATGTCGGGCCCAAAGGACTGGCCGAAGTCGAGAGACGGCGAGAGGATAATCCCCGTCGTCCCGAACGTGCCTCCGTTCTTGCACACGAGCTCGACGAGGTAGGAGTCGACAGCCGCGCTCGCCGAGATGGTCGGCACGGCCGTGCCCGTCGAGGCGCCACCCGTAGAGCTGTTGAGCGTCGCGCCCGTCCACGTCGCCGTTGCCGAGCTCGCGGTGTAGCTGCCCGAGCCCGTGACCGGGATCGTGAAGTGCGTCGAGTCGACGACCGTCACGGGATACGTCCCGTTGATGGCCGTATCGCCCGTCGCTCCCGCGATCGTGACGATGTATCCGGTCGCGAAGCCGTGCGCTGCGCTCGTCGTGAGCTCCGCGGGAGGCCCGACGCTCGCCACGGCAAGGATCGTCGCCGGGGTGACCGCACCTACCGAGACCGAGCCCGAGGTCGTCGTCGTCGGCAGCACCGCGACGACTTGGTTCTCGGTGACCGTGATCGCGTAGGTCACGAGCTCGAGGAGGCGCCCCTCGACGAGGTCGGTCGTCGCGATCCCCGTGTCAGAAAAGACCGTGGCGACGTTCGGAGGGATGAGCGCGGCGCCCGAGCAACTTGCGATGATCGCGAGGACCCCGAGCTGTCCGGGAGCACCTTGCGCTTGGCTTGCCGCTAATTTGTTGACGGTCGTCGACGGAGCGGACATCAGTTCCTCTCGCTTTCCGCCGCACGGCGGCACTTGTTGTGCTCCCAAGCCTTGATCGCATTGCAGTTCGCGCAAAGCAGTTGGTATCGACCTTTAGTGTCGGCCAGGACCCGGACGAAGAGGCTCATTATCCCCGCTCGCTTAATCCTCTTGCCCGTCGCGCGGCTCCGATTCCTCTCCATGGCTCCGTCGTTGTTCACGTGATCGATGTGGAGGCATCGAATATCGGTGCTCCCCCCGGGAGTGCTGCACGTGGGGCTAACGCAACGACCACCCAGCTTTGCGAAGACCAGATCTTTCGCGCGCGCGCTTCGCGAGCGACATCTCTCCGCATTCGCGGCAGGATGCTCTCGATACCAAGCCTCCGACGCCTCACGGGTACACGCGAGGCACCAAGATTGAAGCCCGTTCCTCTTTCGCGTGTCCGTTCGGAATTCATTCCGACCCTTGGCCTGCCTGCACTTCGTACAAGTAGCCTCGCTTGGCTCCGACCTCGAATAGGTGACGGATCCTCCTTTGCGGCCGACGATCTTCGCCTCCTCAGATGTCCACCGATGCCCCCCATGATCATGAAGCGACCGGGGTAGCTCTGGGGCGAGGTTGATGAGCATCATCGCAGGGGGCGGCGCCTCACTCGGTGGGTAGAGTCTTGTTTACCACAGGCGTGACCTCGGTGATGGTATCTCGCGGGAGGCCGAAGAGTCGGGAATCGACCGACATCGGCACGAGGTACTCGATTCCGAAGGGAAGGTTGATCGAGAATTTGTCTTGCGTGATCTCCTCCCCCCCGCGAATCGCCGCGCCGAGCGTGGCCGAGAGGGCGCCGACGGTGAACTCGAGGAGGTCGGTCGCCGCGTTGAGCTGCTTTACCTCGTTCGTCGCGTCGCATGGGTCGTAGGACCAGACAGACACGGTGAACTTTCGGAACCATCGCCACTCGACGCGGGGATTCGTTGCGCGCGCGTTGCCCGTCGAGAGGTTCGGCCCGAGGGTGAGCTTGCCGTGGCTCCGCGAGTCGCCGAGTCCGTGCCCGGGAAGGAAGAGGACACGGTTACCTCCCGTGTCCGGACGCTGATTGATGACCTGCTCACGCTTGCGCCAGCCGACCGTGTCGGTCGTGGGAAGGAGGCGCCCCTCCTGGGCCGAGTACTTCGCGATGACCCACGGCTCGGCGAGGACCTGGTTGAAGCGGTATTGGACCGTCAAGAGGACGTCGAGCGAAGGGCCCTCGTTGAGGACTAGGCTCATCGGAAGGAGTCCGGATCCTGCTCCATGGCCAAGGCGCGCACCTTCGGGGCGAGCCAAGCCCAAGAGGCCATCGCGCGGATCATGCGGAGCCTCACGCGTGCCCCGCGAGCTGCTCGAAGAGCTTCGTCGCCCCGTCGTGGAGCGCCTTCGAGATCTGCGGGGGCAAGCCTTGCCCTCCTCTCCCCTTCGAGGTCGTGTGCCTCGGGATGACCTGGCGGCGCCAGTGCTGGATCGCTTGGACCTTGGCGCTCCCCGTCGAGATCCCGACCAAGACGATCCGGACGAGAGAACCGACGGCGCGAACCTCGATCGCGCTCGCGGCGTTCACGAGGGCCGGCTTGCCGTCCTTCTTTCGCGGCGCCCACGGTTCGCCCCATGGAGTGCGTCCGGACTTCGCCGTCTCGACGGCCGCGCGCTTGACGAGCGGCGTGCATGCTCCGGCGACCTTCTCGGGGAAGGTCCCGAGCGCCGCTAGCTTGCTGAGGACCGAGTCGAGGCTCACCGGTAACGATCCTCGGCGCGGCCTCGGCGAGCTTGCTCGTCCATCCATACGTAAGGAGAGGTTTCTCCGCATGCGAGAGGGCCTCCCTGGGTGATGCCTGAGCCACCAGTATCGGCATTCAGCGGCATGTCCCAGAGCGACGTGTTCGAGTTGACCGCCTTTTCAATCTCGACGGCGACCGCGTCGGATAGCTCCTTGATTTGGTCGATCGCCTTGTCGTTGGTGGGATTCCATCCCCGGCGAGCGTAGAGGCGAGGCAGCACCCGATCGGCGATCCACTGGAGGAGCTCCTCCGGGCACGGTGTCGCCGCCGTGTAGACGTTCGAGATGTCGAAGGCGCCCGTCGAGGGACAGACGATCGACACCCCGGTCCCGACAAGCGAGACCAGCCCAGCGGAACCGATCGAAACGGGCGACGTCGCCCGGCTCTTGTCGGTCCAGGAGAGAACCGCCGTGCCGGGTGCGCCGGGCGTCGTGACCGAGATCACGAGCTCGAGGTCTCCGCGGACGGGCACACCAAGGAACGACAAGGGCGGAGGGTTGACGCCCGCGCCCGAGGGCGGCCCCATCGATTGACCAAGGGTGTCGACGGGGTAGCGCTTCCGAAGCTGGTCGTAGATCCAGCCCTGCGTCGCAAGGAGCTGCCTCGATACGTACCCAGGAGACTGCGCCTCAAGACCTAGGATATCGATCGGCCCGATCCCCGTACCTCGAAGGATGAACCCGTCGAGAGAGAGCGCTTGGACCCGTGCCGGGATCAAGGGGTATGCCCTGTCGTGACGACGACGACGTAAGCGTCCGTCCCGGCAAAGACCAGCGTCGAGCCCGCGCCCAGCTCCGAGAGACCGTCGTTGAAGTCGAGTTCGAGCCAATTTGCCGCCGCCGGGATCGTGATGGTTGGGAGTGCCGCCGCACCTGCGGTCCCGTCGCTCTTGCCGGGCGTGATGACAAGGGTTCCACCTCCAGTCGTGTTGTGGGCGCGCACGTTCCGGACGCACTGCCCTGCGGCAACGGTGACCGTCGCCGCGGAGCCAGCGTAGAGAGAGAAGCGCGACGCCGTAGCCACGCTCAGGATCCGTCGAAACGGAAGATCGCGAACGGGTGACCGAGCTGGACGGCCATCCTTCCCTTGCACTGGTACTCGATCTCGTCGGAGCGAGAGAGCATCGCGTCGAGAACCGATTGGCCCCCTTCGCCGAAGTACCGGATCGCGAAGGGCTTCCTCTTCACGTGCAAGAGACCACCGAGTTGCGTCGTCCGGTTCTCCGTCATCACGATGTAATACGTCGTGTCGTTTCCGGTCGCCGTCTCGTTCAGGTAGGTGATGTTGCCCGTCGTGTTGCCGACGAGGTTCGCCTGAGAGAACGGCATCGGCATCGTGAAGCTGAAGTTCGACCCGAACTCCGAGGCGATGATCGGAGTCCCGAGCCCAAAGCCTGCGATGACGGCTTTGACGTCCGCGGAGCCCGCGCCGCCTGCCGCTGCGAGCGCCAACTCGTTGGCGTTCATCAAAAGCCGCAGGCGCGGCGCCATCCGAGGGGGCGCGATAATGTAGGCCACCTTGAGGAAGCGCGGCTGAACGCCGTTCGCTTGCTTGATGCTCATCGTGTAGGCGATCGCCTTACCCAAGTTCTGCAATGCGATGTCGGCGGTCACGGAGTCATCGATCGGAAGCGCTCCCGGATAGAACTGGTGACCGGTCACGGTGTTCGCGGTCGCCGGCACGGCGGCGCCGTGTAGCCAGTTGTAGTACCCACCGAGAGGCGGCTGATAGGGGTTGTAGTAGTGGCCGTTCGAGTAGGCCGCGTCCCCCGACGGGTTTCCGGTCGCGGCCGTGTTGTCCATGAAGAAGGGGAGGCCGTCGTACGTGGTCGCGCTCCCGTCGGTGTTCGCCCCGTTCAGGATCGCCATGCTTCCGAGTTGCTGGGGGTAGTAGGCCGTCTGAACCCCAACATCTTTGGACCACGTCGCGAGCTCGTTCAGGCCCGTGCCGTCGAGGTCCTCGAGTTGGTCGACTTGGACCTTGATGCCTACGCCGTGCTTGAAGCTCGGATACTCCACCGTCTGCGTCACGAGGCTTTGGAAGTCCATGCCCCCCGCGCCCGTCGGGCCGATGGGTCGGATCATGGCGTTGTTCAAAAACCAGGTGATCCGGTCCGTCTTCCGGAAGCTCTGAAACGGCCTGGCGACGCGGGCAAACCATGCGTTTTCATCGGCGAGCATGCCCATATAGGCATTCTCGTTGATGACGCGCATGTCGCGCTCGTACTGCATGACGAAGCTGGGCGTGACTGCTGTGGACATTGGCGAATTTCCCTTTGCAGGTGGTTACGTAGAGCCCAGTCCTTACGGGTTCGTGATCTTCACGTTGATCGTGGAGGTGTCGGACGTCGCGGTCGCCAGTGCGGCGAGGAACGCGAAGAGCGAGACGGCGGCCGTGCCGACGTAGCCCGGGGTGAGCGCCTTCGCGCCGAAGCCAACGGTGTTCCCGGAGCCCCCTTGCGTGTTCAGGGTCGCGAGGCACGTCGACTGCGAGGCCGAGAAGATCCCGACCGGGCACGTGTGCGTGCCGCCGGAGGTGAGCGGGTAGGCCGCGGCGAGGTTCGGCTGTCCGGCCGTGAGAGCGAGGGTGCCCGCAGTCAGCGTCAACTGGAAGTTGAACTCCTTGCAGTAGAAGCCCGGATCGCTCGTATCGATGACGCCGGAAGCGTTGTACGCCTTCCACTCCGTGTTGTTGTAAATCGAATCGCCCGCGCCGATCTTGATCGCCGCGTCGGTCACCCAGTTCGCGCCGGTCGCCCACCACGGAGGGCGCGTGACAATCCACTTGGAGCCCGCGGCGCCCAGCGAGACGACCTGCCACGGGCCCGAATCGACGGCTCCAGAGAGGCCGGTAAGGCCCGCTGGCGCGAAGAAGACCTGGCCGACAGCAAGCACGACTCCCGCGGTCGTGATCTGCGAAGCCAACGTACCGTTGGCCGTCGATACCAGCGTGCCGGTGCCCGTCCCCGTATAGGCGTGCATGACGGTGGCAACGGCGAGCGCCGTGAACGCGGCGTTGCCCCCGCTTGAGGCCTCCTCGCCGAGGTAGCTCTCAAGAAGCGAGTAGAGCGGCTGGACGAGGACCCCCTTCACCGTGTCGAGGGCCCACACGCGCCCAGCGACCGAGTTACCCGCGGCGAGCGCGCTTACGGAGTGGTCCGAGTCGACGTAGCAGAGCCCAAAGAGCGTCGTGACCGGGCTCGCCGTCGAGTTGTCGAGCCACTCGCAGTGGAGCTCGTCGGCGAGACGGACGAGGCATGGCGCGGTGGTAGAGCCTCCCGAGTTGTCGACGGTCTCCTCGGCATCGCCAGCGACGAAGAGGTTCTGGTTGCCAGCGATCCCCGGGCGGATACCTCCGAAGATCACGTCGAGGTAGACGCGCGCGCCGTTCCAGACCTTCGGAGCGCCCGCCACGACGGGCAGCGCCACGGCGGAAAGCGGGAAGGTGTCGGGCGATCGCGGTTGGGTGAGTGCAGAGGTCATTTCCTTGCGCCTTCCTTCTTCAGCTCTTCGAGCCGTGCCCGAGCAACCTCGGGCGTCACGTACTCGAGCTCATGGACTCCGTCGACGTAGGTCGAGGCCTTTGCAGGCGTGTGGTCGGTGAGCCCCATCGCCGCATGGATCCCTTCGACGGTCTCCTCGTCGAGGTCCGTCACCTCGGCGCTCGGGCGAGGGACTTGGTTCTTGCCGGGCGTGCCGACGGGCATCGGCACCGAGGTCAGCTTGACCGTTCCGATGCGCGGAAAGGTCTCGACGGCCGTGCGAAGTTCGTCGAGGGAGACGACTGCGAGGATCTTGCGGACGCTCTCGTCGAAATCGGGACGCTTCGCGAGGAGCGCAGCGCGCGCGTCCGCCTCGTCGCGCGCTGCGAGCTTTGCGCTAAGCGCCTGGACCGATCGGGCCGACTCGAAGGCAAGCGCCTTGATCGCAGCGATGTCGCCCGCCTCAGCCTTTGCCTGAAGCTCGGCCTGGGCCTGGGCCTTCGCCTTTTCCTCCTCTTCGGTCTTGGCCTTCGCCGCAGCCTTCTCCTTCTCTTCCTTCTCCTTTTTCTCTTTGTCTTCCCCCTCGTCGGGGAAAGCGGCCTTGATCGCCTTCTCCCCGCCCTCCTTGTCGTCACCGTAGGCCGCCCGGATTCCCGCGATCGCTGCCGCCCTTTTCTCTGAATCGAGCTTCATCGTTTTTTCTCCAGCGGACGACCCGCCTTGTGCAAGGGCTATCACCTCAGCCCACGTTTTCACAGCATCGGCCAGTCCGGCCTTGACCGCGGCATCCCCGATGAACATCCGACCTTCGAGCGCGCGAATCGACATCTGGGTCGCGCCGGAGCCCGCCCGCCCCTTGGCGACGACATCGAAAAAGATGTCTGCGAGGGCCTGGACCCGCGCCTTGATCTCGGCCGCGGCATCGTCGGTCATGCGGATGTGGGGGTTGCCGTCGAGCTTCCGCGCGCCGCTCGAGAAGAGCGTGTACTTGAGGCCAGCTGCGGCATCGGCCGCCGTCATGTCGACGCTCGGAACCATCACCCCGACGCTCCCCGCCATGCCCGCCGGGGGGATGTAGACGCCGTGCGTCGCCGCGCACGCGATCGCGAAGGCCGCGCTGGCGGCGGTCCCGTCCACGAAGCTTCGCAGCGGCTTGCCCGAGGCAAGCGCCATGTCCCGAATCTCCTGAAAGAGCTCGAAGCAACCGAGTGCGTCTCCCCCGGGAGAGTCAACCCGGATCGCGACCGAGGTAGCCAAGGGCTCAGCGAAGGCCTTGCGAAGTCGGTCTGCCACCTCGGGGTAAGAGTCCCAAGCACACCCGGAGCGCTGCGAGAGTGCGCCGCCATAGCCGACCTCGACGACCGCCGTCGCGCCGATCATTGAGTAGGGCTCTCGCTCGGGCATCGGAGCCCAGAGCATCATCCCGATCGAAAGCTCGTTGACTGCGAGGGGGACGCCGTGGTGCGGCTCGTACCGGAGGGCGATTCGCTTCACGCCGCTAAGGAGAGCAGAAAACGCGCCGCCGCGCGAGTCAGTCGCGATCCTCGGAGGGGCCCCCCGGCTCGATCCAGGAGAGAGGTTCGGCAAGATCCTCCCGGATCTGCGCCCTCTCCGCGGGGTCGTCGACCTGAGAGAGAAGAGCCTCGAGCTCGGCCTTCAGCTCACCGAACTTCTCCGCGGTGAACTGTCCCGCATCGTGGAGTGCGGTCGCGCGATGCAGCTTCGCGGTCGCGCGGTCGTCGGCTTCGTCCGCTGTCATTCCATCCCCCTATGCTTTCGGACGCGCCGAATCAAGTCGAAGGCCTGGGGGTCGCGGGCCTTGAGCGTTTCGGGGTGATAGACATAAGCCGCGTGGCACTCGGTGAACCACTCCTTGTAGTTTTTCCTGGAGTACCTCGAGGGGATCCACTTGCCGGGGACCGTCTCCACCCGGCCGTCCGGATCCTTGTCCGTGATCGACGACGGATCGATATGCACGCGCTCCCGGAAGCCTTTCTTGATCTCGTTGTCGAGCTTCTTCTGGAGAGGACTCGAGGACGAAAGGTGCACGTGATGCCCGAGCTCGTGCACCATCGTCCGCTGTTGCATCTCTTCCGGCGACGATGCGAGCGAAGAGATGCTCCACACGTGCTCGCCGGGCTCGGTCGCGCGCGCCGCCTTCTTCTTTCCGAGGAGACCCTTGGATCGCGCGAAGCGAGTCTCGAAGTCCTCCGACTTGAGGATCGATAGCCCTTCTCCTCCGCGCCAGTAGAGGCCGTTCGCCGTCTGCACGAGGTTGCCAGAGAACGAGTCGATCTCGGCGCCAGAATGTTCGGCGAGCTCCGAGATCGGCGCATGCTTGAGAAACTTCGCGTATCCGCCCTTGACGATAGCCTTCTCTGCATTGGCCTTCGTCTCGGGCGAGATCCCCTCGTGAGGAATCTTGAGTGTGTCGAGGCTGCCCCGAAGGATCCCGGCGTGCTCCTCGTGAACCTTTGCTTGCTCGTGATGATGGGATCCGGCATCGAGGTGCTTTTCTCGCGCGGCGAGATGTCGTTCACGATCTTTCTTTGACCGGGCCTTCGCTGCGAGAGCTCCTCGGCGATCGGCTTCCCGGGCGTGGAACTCTTCCGCCTTTCGGTGTGCCGCGGCCGCGGCATCGTGGTGCTCCCCCTTACCTGTTCTCTTCGCCTTGCCGCTTGCCGAAGCAGCCTCGCGCGATCCGGAGCTCGCGAATCTGCCCCTCTCGTCGCGCGGCTGATCCGGATCGAACGCAAGAAACTCGAGAAAGTCCTCGAAGTCTCCGAGCTCCTCAAGCTGCTCTTCGCTCAGCATCTCTCGCCGCGCGCCACTCCTCGTAGACTCGAGCAACGTCCGGAGACTTTGCGAGCATCGCGAGCGGCGAGACGGACGCCTTGGCCTTCTGCGGCGTCGCGAACTCGGCCGCCTCGATTCCCGTACTGTCCTGCCCGGTCGCGGCTGCCGTCGCTTGCGCGCGGAGAGGGATCGCGAAGCGAGTGAGCAGCGCGTCGACATCGACATCCTCGGCCTTGCCGAGCTTCTCGAGGATCGTCAAGAGCTTCTCGAGTCCGTCGGCGACGGCGCCGATCGTTTCCGCTTCCGTCTTCAGCTCGACCGGCGTTGCCGTGTTCCAATCGACGACGGTGAAGCGCTCCGTGATTGCCTCCACGCCGTATTGGAGAGCGATGTACATCGGGAGCCCTTGCGTGTTGATCGTGAATGCGAGCGCGTCTCCGTCGCTCTTGATGAGGTCCTCTCGGATCGTCCGATGGATGTCCGCGTTCGCGAAGCCGGCCCCCCCCGTCGTCGTGACGACCTGGCCCGAAATCGCAACCATTGCCTCGTGATCCGAGGTGTCGATCTCTTTCTGGAAGACCTGGATCCCGATCCCGTTGCTCTCGAGGAGAGAGACCTTCCATCCTACGGGAAGGACGAAGACCTGATTCATGCCCCAACGGAGAAGCTTTTTGAACATTCCCTCTCGTTCGAGTTCGTTTGCCCCGAGGGGAGCTTCCATCAGGCGGGCGGGGTTAGCGAGCTTCGCCGAGTAGTTCGACCGACACGACATCGCGTGCTCTTTGTTGATGTACGCCCGCCCGACCGCGGGCCAGATCCCTCCGTTCCACGGAGCGTTGCGACCCGCGCCGCTTCCGAAGTGGAGGATCCAGCGGCCGTCGCCGGGCGTCACGGCGAGGAGCCCTGCCGAGCTCGTGAAGTACCACCGGTTCTCCGTCCACCGATATTGGAGGTTCTCCGGATCGAGCCGGACCATGACGGGATAGGGGCGCCCCTGCACAGGCACGAGCTCGGCGACGCCCACGCCGAGCGACACGCCATCGGCGTCGAGGAGACCGAGCTCGCTCGGAGGAAACATCTCGTCAAACACCGAGCGCGATCCGTTGTTCGCCCTCAGCGCCGAGGCGATTTCAGGGTCGCCGTAGAACCGTTTAGGCAGGCGGACGAGCCCCGCGCAGCGCGTCCCAAGCAAGCCGGCGATGACGCCGTCGCGCTTGAATGCGCGATGAAGCTGCGCCGCCATGAGGATGTCACCGGAGTCCGCGTTCCGCTGCGCGATCTCGAGGTCGGCGAGGTACCAGCGGAGCCGCGTACGGGGAAGCGGCTGGATCTGCCCGCCCATCGCCTCGCGGATCTGATCGATCGTCGCATCCTCGAGAAGAAGCCCGCTCTGGGGCGTGTTCTTCTCGAACGCGCTTACCCCGAGGAGCGCTCGGGTAATTTCTCGGACGGTTGCAACGACGCCCACGTCGGCGAGCCTATCTCAACGACCACGGAGGATCGAGTCGCCCCAGAAGTCGTCGCCCCGCGGATCTTCGTTCCACTGGTACCCTCCCTCTTTTTGCGCTGCCGGCTTTTTGGCCAGAGGAGAATCGATCTCGGGCACGGATAGGCCGTCTACGTGTGACCAGCACGACAGAGCGAGAGCGTCGAGCTCGTCCGGCGAACAACTGAGGATGTCTCGGAGGTCATCCTTCCGGATAAGGACCTGCTTCCCATTCTCCGGCTCGAGCCAGCGGAGCGCGTGGAGCTGCTGACGGAGCCGGAGGCTACGGGGCCAGCACCCGCCGCCCTTCACCCAGTCTTCGAGCCGGCCGAAGAGGAGGTCGCGGGTCAGCTTGTATTGCTTCTCGACCTTCGTGCCGTACTTGATCGGGATGCCGCCGTGAAATTCCGTGACGAGCATCGTGCCGGGGTTGTTCCGAGCGAAGCCGACGAACTTGTCTCCAATGCGCGCCCCGTCTTTGCCGTCGCTGTCGACGGTCACGCGAGGGCGGTTGATGTCTAGGTCACTCGACCTCCGGTAACGTCCGACGAAAACGAGGACCTCGTCGAGGAGGCGATCGTCGGTACAGGGTCCGTCCATCTCGTCGGACGTCCAGATCGGGCAGAGGAGCCGAGTCCCCCGACGGACGGCGATCGCGAACTTGTCCCCCGTCTTCGCCGCCCCGGCGATGTCCACTCCGATCGAGAGTCGGCCCTCAGGCGCGGCCTGGTCCTGGATCGTATCGTAGTGCGCCTCTCGCTTCAGGAGCGTCTCGAGAGTGAAGAGCTGCCCCCTTTCCGCGACGGGCCAAAGCCCGAGGACGTCCGACATGTAGAGCCGAGAATGCTCCCCCCAGAGTATTTTTCGCTCCTCCACCCATTCTCGAGAGGCCAGTCCGGGGATGTTCGCGCCTTCGGTGATGTTCGGGTTGTCCGCGCTCGAGCACGTCAGAAGGGAAGACTCTCCCGTATCCGTTCGGTAGCTCGGAGCGTCTTCGTGGAAGGCCTTGTGGGCCCACCCCGTCGTGCGCGTAGGATTCACGGACACCACGAACTTAGCCGTCGCGCTCGCGATGTTCCCCTCGATGACTCGATGGTGGTCGTCCGGCACCTCGCAACCCTCATCGACCAAGACGAGCATGTTACCCCCCGATATTCCTCGGAGCCCTCCGCCCCCGGGATTGGCGACCATCCCGAAGATCGCGCGAGTGTCCTCCGCTCGGAGGCCGGTCTTGCAGCCGACTCCGAGACTGCCGCCGAGAAGCTTCGAGTGAGGGCACGGCGTTGGCCCTCCGGGGTTGTCTCTCTTGCACTTCACGCATCGCCCATGCCCGAGCATGAGCTGCCGAATCTCTAGATAGATGATCTCGTCAATCTGTTCGAGCTTCGGGGCAATGAGGATCACCCGCGCCTTCTCGTGAGTCGCCCAGTACCAGATTGCAACACAGGCTAGAGCCAAGGACTTGCCGACCTTCCGCCCCCCCGCCACCCCCGTCAGTCTCGAGGACGCGACGGTGAGTACAACTGAAATCTGGAAGGCCCACAGCGAGACTCCGAGGACGTCTCTCATGAACTCGAGAGGGTGAAGGCGGTAGTACTCCGACGGCCACGCCGTAGACGATTCCTCGTCGAGCCCGGCGTCGAAGACCTTGCGCCATTCGGTCTCGGGGCGAGCCCCACGCGCAGCCTGAGGAAGCGCACGCCGGACTCGAGACGGCCTCACGTTGCTTCCTCAAGCGCACGGAGCGCCGCATGGGCTGCTGCGAAGGCTTCCTTGTGGGGTCGAATGGCGTCGACGACGACTTGTAGCCCCCGGCGAAAGTGTGGCGAAGCCATTACGACCCGGGCCGTCAGTTCGCCCTCGCCCCTCACGCGGGCGAGATGCCGGAGCGCAGCGCCGAGTGCTACCGCTATCGGTACCCGATCCCTCGCCGACATCTCTGGATCAGACTCAACATCGCGACGATCCTGTTTGAGGTTCGAGACGAGTTCCTCGAACTCTTCCCTCGTCGACCGGACACCGACCGAGGCAACCTTCGTCGCTCGAACCTGGCGCGCCGCGAAGCCTCCCGATCGGAGCTTGGCGAGGAGCCCTCGCGCGGCCTCCCCGCTTGAGCAGTCGACGACGACCCGGAAAACTTCAGCTGCCGGAGCTGCGACCTGCGCTGGCGCTGGCCGCCGAGCGTCCGCCGCCTTTGCCCTTTTTGCCGCCTTTGCCGCCACGTCCACCCTTGCTTTTCTTGGCCATTACCCGAAGGCTAACCCAGTTTCTTGCTCTTTGGGAAGCTTGCCCGAGGTCCGATGTCGATCCCGAGGATCGCGGCCGCATGGACCCCGTCCACGTGCTTGTTGCCGAGAGCGGCGAGCCCTTGCGCCTCCAGGAAGCAATCCTTCTGCTGTCGCGTCTCGAAACAGAAACACACCCAGTACTCGGAGTCGGTCACGAGCTTGAAGCGAGCCTTCTCGTTTTTTGCTCGCTCGCGGAAGGCTTTGCTCGTCGCGGAGACGGCCTCGGTGACGGCAGTTACGGGCGAGGCGTCGAGGTCGAGACCTCCGAAGTCGAGCGACCCAAGGTCCTCCGTGACAGCTCGAGGTGCGCGAGGGGGAGCCATTCGAGAATCCTTTCGTAGTCGCGAGGAAATCGTTTCTTGATTGGGCCTAAAAACCGAGCGTCGACTCCGTCGAAACTCCGGCCGAACAAGTCGTAATCAACAGGAAGCCCACACCCCGCGGCCGAGATCGCCTTGCGTACATCTGTAATCCGCCAGTCGTAGACCGGGAGAAAACTACGGCGCTTTGCGTTCAGCGACCCGTTCTGGCGGATGTTCGCGAGCCGGATCGGAGAGTCTACCGCTCGAGTCCAGACGGCCACGTACGTCTCGCGAGAGACCTTGGCGACCGCGCGCACGTGGTCCTCGACCTGTTCGTACTTCAGGTTCGGCCACCGCTGTTGCTCAATCACCTCCGCGCGCTCCGGTGACTGAAATGTCAGACTTCGCATCAGGCGAGGAAAGCTCGGGTGGGGGAGTCGTAGGATCGTCTCTCCGAAAAACTTTTCGTACTTCCGGATCCCGTCCTCGACAAACTCGAGCTCGGGGACAAGCCACAGGTAAAAAGGGACGATTCGTCGGAAGCCCGCTTCGCGTAGACGCAGCCAGGCAGCGAGTGAATCCTTGCCACACGAAAACGAGAGCAACACCGTGTCCGAGCGAGAGAGCACAGCACGGCAGAGGGCTACCGAGTCGGGGTAGTGCCGGGCGAGCGGCCCCGCCGCAGCCGAGGGATCCCACGCCTCGGGAGCGATCCCGAAGAGATCGGCGAACCTCCCCCGAGTGAGACCTCTCGGCTTTCCTCCGTGGCCGAGGATGTGCCGGAGCGTGCCCTCGGACACCCCGACGCGCCGTGCCACCTCTCGACCTCCTAGCTTCGCGACGATCGAGCGCAGCGCTTCGGCTCCGAGGGACATGCGACCATCCTAAGCGTAGAATTGCGCGCTCGTCAATCAGGGAGCAAGACGAGAGCTTTTTTCGGTTCCCTTGGGCCCTGACGTGCCCCCAAACACTGTTCCCGAGGCCCTTAGGGTCGCGGCGCTCCGAGTCACCAGGCGGTCCAGTTGAGTGAAGGACGTCACGTGTGACCACGTCAATCGTCGCGGCGTCCGGAGGCGCCTCTTGTCGAGACGTCGATATCTCGGTCGAGGCATCATTCGACAGTACTGGTGCGGACCCAGAAGCCACATCGTATCCATCGACAGCGCCATCGCTGGCCAATGCATCGGAAACTGAGGCTCCATCTCGAACATCTTCGGGCTCCTTCGCGTCGAGCTCAGCTCGATCTATCGCACCAGCTACCACCGCCCCGACCTCCGCCGAGAATGCCCCAGGCGACCCGTCTTGGGTCGCGAAGCCCCCGCACCCCGCCAAGGCCAGCAAAACGCTTCCTAGGCCCCCCAGCGCGCCAGCGTTCACGATGAACTCGCCTCCACCTCGGCGTTCCGTTTCCGAGCCCACCGGGCGAGCCGCTCGCGACGCTGCTCCGGGGTGAGCTTGGCTTGCGACAATGTAAATCTCATCACTCGCGCCCTTGGTCCCTATCGCCGCGCGAACGAGTGCGCCAGCCTGCAAGGGAACGCTCGCTTCGCTGCTCCGGAGTCATGGAGGCAGCCGCCGCGCGACCTCCGGCACGACCAGCGTTTCTCCGTTGCAGCGGAGTCATCGAGGCAGTTGAGGCGCGACCTCCGGCGCGAGCACGCTCTCTTCGCTGCTCCGGAGTCATGGCCGCATTGGATGCACGAGCACGCTCTCTTCGCTGCTCCGGAGTTAGCCTGGCATTCACCACGCTGGCACCATCGCGTCCTTTCTCTCGCCGTAACTCGATCAAGCAGGCCTTATTTCCACAGGTCAAGCGAGGTCGATGCCTCCTATCGATGGCACAGCGGCAAGTTGCACAAAGGAGCACGGGGAGAGCCTCAGCCCGAGACGCGGCCCTAATGGCGGGCCAATAGACCCGTGCACATCGACTGCATCTCGGCTTACGATCCGCCCGGATTGCTGCGCGTGCGCCCTTGAGCGTCACAGGATTCCCGCAATCGACACAGTAGGCGTGCTTTAGCGAAGGCTCGATGCGCTTTTGTTGATAGTTGAGCGACTTCGCAAGCTGCTCAGTCGAAAAAGATTCGATATCGTCGGCTCGGATTACAACGTGGT